TCAAGTTTTAGTTGTACTGTCTGCATTGCACTACCTTATTAGTTATTAGTCTAAAGTTATGTTAGTGTATCATAACATCGTTGACAAGCGATAGTCGTTGGTGTAGTATTCAGGTTGTCGATTACTTCCAGAAGTAAGAAGACTGGTTCCTTTTTATAAAATTGGTTTATCACCCCTAGTCAACTTCTCCTTTGGTGCTAGGGGTTTTTCTTTTTTGCGAAAAATATTTTTTCTCCGTGGCCACTCTTTTAGGCCTACCCCGTCGTCCAAATACCCCCCCCGTAGGTTTATGCGTGTCTTGATTGATTAATGCCTTTGTCGAACTGGTGTGAGCGGGTGCAGGTTGTATAGGATTATTTAATAACATAGATAACCTAAAAAGCCTTGTTTTCTTTGAATTTGAAAAATTTGCGAGTGGCGTAGTGCGTTTAAAACTGAGCCCTCCCCTCCCCAGTCAGTCCAAACCCTCCGGAGGTACTCCGCTCATAACGAGGCGTAGCCCACTAATGGAGCGACGTAGGAGCGACGCTATCTACAAAGGCATAGCACACATAGACGAACGAGGCGAAGACGCTCGGACGCTTAGGGTGGGTGGGTAGGGCAGCGATTTTTTGTGTGTTGAAATGTCTGAGTGCGACCGGGTGGCGTGGTGGCGTGGATGCTCTGAGAAATTTGGACGCGTTGAAAATAGTTGCGCTCGCTTTATCGCTGTGAATGGTATAGACAACATGGAGGAGCCGAGCCGTGAGGAAACACTTAAAAGCTAAAATCCGAAAACAGCAGGATCGCCTCGCTTTTTAGGTTCTCCATGTGCCTTTTTTTCAAAAACGACTCCGAGGCGTGACGTGACGAAATTTTTAAAAACTATGTAACATTTAACCGAATGCAAGAAACCAAACATTTTCAAATTGTTCATTTTTTAAACGTTTTCGCTTTTTAGATAACACTTGCACGGTCTCGTTGCGACACATACGGCACAAAAAAGGCAGGCATCGGGAAGCCGTTTAGTCAACACATACTAAAAAAAAACGAAAGGCATAAGACAGCGAAAATATAAGGATGATAGCCCAAAAAGCCTATATATATTAATAATTTAATAATTTAATATATATATAGGACACTTCGCTTTTTTGTCATTTTTCGCTTTTTGCCTTCGCCGTGTGCCTTTTTGCTGTTTTTCGAGGGGTGTTTTTTAATTTTTTGGAAATTTTTCCGATTTTCGCAGTTTTGGGCGGTTACCGATGTCGTTGCGTTTACCCTGTCACTTTTGGGGGTCGTCGATCCCCCCTCGGATCGGTAAAAAACCGTGGGCAAAAAGGCGCTAAAAGAAGCCAAAAAGCAAAATTTCTTTCTAAGTCATTGATTTTCTTGTATTTATTTCTCACTTTTTGGCTTCTTTTAGTGCCTTTTTAGGATTTTTTGAACAGCCCCACAAAGAGGATAAAAAGCGTGGTAGGATTAGCGGTCGGGCGTTGCATTTTCGCAAGTTTTTTACCAGTCTTAATCTGTTCAAATTTTATCCGATCAGTTAAAAATGGTGTAATTATTTGGTTTTTAGTTGTTGACAACATAAACCGATCCGCTATAATAGACCCCATAAAGCGATCGCATGGTGCGGTGGCAGTTAGTATATAGGAGATCTAGCGATGTTCAAATTTTTGAAATTAAGAGGTGTGGTGTTAGAGTTACGCCACCGTAAAACGGGCGTGTTAGCCCACGTTCTAAATTTAGATAATGTTTACCGTTTAATTGTCGGTGAGCAAAAAGCCGATTTTTTTTCTAAATCCGCTACGCTTTTTGAAGTGTTATTGGTCGCCGACCGCATGGCGGGCGCTGAAAAATAATTTAACTTTTTTTGCTAATAAGTGTTGACAATTTAAAAGCAAAAAGCGATAATACTTAACACTTAATCAACAACAGGAGCGAACAAAATGATTACCTTAAAAGAAGAAAGCCTAATCGTAGGTGGCGTTGAAAGAAAAGAAGACAAAATCGCTGTGAAAGTGTTTGAGCTATTAAACGAACGCCTAAGTGATGCCGTTGGGCAGTACGGGTGCGACTTGCATAACTACTTATTCAATGTGGGACCAGCTTTTATCTACTATAACACAGCCGAAGACGCTTGCGAACGTGTAGGCGTGTTCCGTGCGATCCGCTTAGTGTATAAGTATGAGAAAGACAATTTTGGTGAAGTAAGTACAGAAATTGAATCATGTAAGATCGCTAATGTGTTGGTATATATCTACGGGGAATATTTACTACAGGTAAGTGGAGCCGTGGACGATGAGCAGTGGGATCGTGAGTTGACGGCAGAAGACCTGGTGCAAATTGAAGGGCGTATTCAGAAGTGGTGTGATGAGAATTTGCCACAAAATGAGCGGTATCGCACGTTGGATGAACAGGTTTGGGATTATTACGGGAGCTATTGATGATGTATCAAGAAGAATATAGCACGATCGTTGGCACCTACCCTGACGGTCGGCACCGTGCGATCATGGTATTAGATGAGGGCGTAGAGAAAGTGGCACGCCTCGACATGAGTAAACCCGTTACCTTACAACGAATGC